GATTCGTCAGCGCCCAGTTCGTCAGGTTGTCCTCGGTCAGCGGATCCAGTGTCGCGTCATAGATCAGCGTTCCCGAGTAGGACGTGTCCGGCACCGGAATCAGATACAGATCGTCGCCCACCACCGCTCCGTACACCGGAACGCCAGTCGGCGACGTGGTTCCCCACTGCTGCGCCAGGCTCTGCAGGCGCTCGTAGGTCGTCAGTTCGATGGGCTGGCGCCGGGTACTCGACTCCACCGTCAGGCTCACGCCCCGAATGAGATCGGCCGGGAGACTCACAGGGCTGTCATCCAGGGCCAGGGCGATCTTCGTTCGCGCCGGCTTGCCCTTGAGGACCCGCTGCAGCTCTGCCTCCACCAAAGCCACCCAGGTGGGCACCTTGCCAGCGAGGTCACTCCGCGCCAGCAGGTCAATGACTTCTTCCGTGAGCCCAACGTAGGTGTCCAGCGCCATCGCTTACTCCCCGGGCTTGATGAGGCCCACACTCTGGACGAGCAGTTCTTCCCGCATCGCCGCGGCGTGATCCGTCCGCAGCACTACCCGACCGACATGTCCGATTTCTTTCGACAGATCATGATCGACCCAGATCGTGAAGCCAGCCTCCCGCGCCCGCTGGCAGAAGTACACGTCTTCGCCCATCGCGACACCATCCGTGTAGGTCGTCAGAAACCCCGGCGGTCCGACCTTTTCCAGCACCGCCGTCTTCATCAACACCACCCCGAAGCCGATCGCCGCCGCTTCCTCGAGACCCGTCGACTCGTCAGTCGTGTACAGCGCTTCCTTCTGGCCCTGTCCGGCGACATCCGGGAGTGACTTGAAGGTCACCGGCCGGGGCGGGAACCGACGGGTCGTGTAATTGCACCCGACGATGTCCTTGTTGTGTGCCAAGAGCCGGAACACCGTTGTGTGCGGGAACGTCATGTCCGTATCCAGCCACAGGAAGTGGGTCGGGCCCCAGGGGGCCGCTTTCGCCACCAACTCCCGGCGGGACTGGTCGACATACGTCCCGTTCTGCCAGAACAGCTCGATGTCCGCGATGCCGTCCGCGACAATCGTTGCTCCCAGCGCCCCACAGGTCCGCGCCAGCGAATCCGCGAACTCGAAATCCACCTGATTCATCGAGGGCAACACAATCGCGATGCGAACCGGCGGCTCTCCTTCAATTTTCTTCACTTACACCCTCCCGGGTCGGGTCCGAAACATCTGGTTTTCCGACGCATTCAGGAACTTCTTGAGGGCCTTTTGATCCTTCTGCAGGCCCTTCTTGACGATCTGTTCGTGGTAGACGCCCATCGGCACCGAGGCGACCTTGTGCATGAACTGCTTGCCCCACCTACCGCCGCGCGGGCCCCGGAACTGTTTCCGCTCCTCATGCGCGACCTCCATCACCGGCTGAATGTCGACGGAATGCACGATGCTGAAGCTTTCCGTCAGTTCGTCAAAAATGAAAGTCTCCCGGGCGCCAGTTTCCGGATCATACGAAAACGGACGTTCGATCATCGGATCTTCCAGGACAGCGCCATATTCACCGCCAACAGGTGCAGTTTCGAGTCGTCCAGCGTCCACGCCGGCCCCACTCCAACGGTGATGTGCGGAAGGACCGATTGCAGAAAACTCGGCCGAATCGGCGCGGCGGTGACCACGGAATCCGCAGACGTCAGCACCTTCGCGGTATTCGTGTCGATCACACTCAGGTTCGCCGCGATGATCTTCTCGTTCGTCAGTTGCGTCTGATAATCCCCGACCTGCTTCGTCAGCAACGTGATCGAGGAATCGCGGAGCGCCACCACCTTTTTGCAGGTATCGGGGACCGGGACCGCCGCAGTCATCGCTGCGACGTGCCGGATTTCCACCGCTTGGCGCTCCGTGACGACCTTCAGGCCGTCGTTTTGTATCTCCCAGTTCTGATTCTCGGCGCGGAGCCGGCCGTTGTCGACCGTCAGCGAAACGATCTGCTGTCGCAGCACCGCTTTCGCTTCCTCCCACCGCCGAATGCGCTGGTCTCCGGCGCGGTATCCCAGCGCCAGAACCGCCACCACGACTCCCAGCATTGCCCACCGGATCCAGCTGTTCATGCGGTCTCCTGGTATAGTTTGGTTTACCTTATAACCCAAACTAGCGGCTACGGTATAGTTTGGTTTACCGTAGCCGCCACTCGTTACTCGTTAGGTCGTGGTCAGATCGAACGCCGCACCCTGCGACTTCTCAGTGCCGACTTCCAGCGTCCACTCGGCCAGCAGCAGCCGCTTGTCCGCGTCGCCGGTCTTGGCGAGCGCTTCCGTCGACATCTTCCGCAGGAACTTGATGCGGAGGAACTCGAAGTCGAGGAACCACGCATCCCGCTCGCGCTGGAAGCGGTTCGGAACCACCGCCAGCGTCCCGAAGTCGCTGACGTAGAAGTCAGCCGCTCCGATGATGACGGCCGCCTTCTGCGCCGTCTGCTGGATGGTCTTGGTGGCGATGCCGGCAAACGCCGAGACCGCCTGCTTATTCACCGGACCCACCATCAGCGTGGAGGGTTCGGCGCCCGAGGCGTAGCACTGCACCATGACGTTCTTGAGGATCGTCTCGGTGAAGGCCCGCAGCGTGCCACCATCCGTCCGCGCGGCGCTGGGAACACCAGAGCCGTAGGACGGGTTGACGCCATCCGTCGTGTAGTAGTTGACGTTGGTCTTCACCCACGCCAGCATGGCCGCGAGGGTACGCGCGGTACCGGACGCGCCGGCCGCACCACCCTGGGCCCGGAACACGATGGTCTCGAAGTCCCGCTTGAGTTCCTTGCCGCGCTTGGCGACCTGGTAGGCCATTTCATCAGCCCGACCGGCCTTTTTCACGGCGTTGATCGTGCCGGCGACGATCGCCGTCTTGGCGGAAATCTGGGTGTAGTTACCGAACCGCACCGTGGCCGCGGCCGAGGCGAACGAGGTGTAGTCGTTGCCTTCGATCTGGGCGTTGGTACCGTCCGGCGTGGCCAGGGTGTCTTCCTGCCACTCGTTCAGGGTCGCTTCGCACGTTCCGCGGCCCATGTTGGACATGCCGGGCGTCTCGGTCGGCGAGATGTTGAAGATGATATCCGTCAGGTCCTCGCGGAGGCCCTTGCGGTCATACGTCTGGATTGTGTTGAGAATGGCGGTCATGAGACCACCGGTCCTTTCAGGACGCCGGGATTACAGATTCAATCCCGGGAGGTTTCGGATCGCGCTCGCGGCATCGCGCTCGCTCCCCGTGCGCTTCAGGTTTTTCACTGCCTTCTCCAGATCACTCGAAGGAGGCCGAACCCGTTCGTTCGCCCCACCGGGCTTCAAGACGGCTGCCGCCGGCTTGACGTTTTTCGGAGGGTTTTTGGCGTTCGCCTGCAACGTGTGATACCGCGCCGCATCCCGGAGTACCACCATCAGTTCCGGCCGGGTGATGCTGGCCAGATCCTGTTGGGTGAAGCCCAGGGTGCCCGCATACTCCACGATCGCCTGACGCTCGGCCTTGCCCTTGGTCTCGTCCTTCCACTCGGGAATGAGTTCGAGAGTCCGCTCGAATGCCGCCTGTGCGTTGGCGTTCTGGCGGGAGACCGCATCCTGCTGCACCTTGGCCGTGGCCGCCTGCTCCACCTGTTTCAGATCCGCCAGATGCTTCTGATGCTGATCCCACTCGACCCACTTCGCCGCGTATTCGCCCGGGGGCAGCTCCGCCTTGAGTTTCTCCCAGTTCGGCTCGCGGGGCGTGTTCGCCTCCACCAGCTTCCGCAGTTCCGTCAGGGTGGCGGCATACTCCTGCCGCTCCTTCTGGACTGCCGGGAGTTCCTCCTGCTCGAGCTTTTTCCGCGCTTCGGCCAGGGCCTGCGTCTTCTTCGTGTAGTCGGACTGCCGGAGATAGCCCTTGATCGCCTCGTCCTCGTCCACTTCCACCCCGTCGGACAGCGTGAGCTTGCGCTTGCTGGGAAGGGCTTCCGTGTGATCCGGGTCCTCGTTGGCGCCATCTTCTTTGTTCGCTTCCGCTCCCGTGTCCTCTCCCTGCTCGGGGTCGGGGGTAGCGTTTCCTTCCTCGTCGGTCTTCTGCTCCTCAGTGTCGAGTTTGGGTGCTGTATTCGCACCGATGTTCATCGTGTCATCGAACATAGATGCGATGGTCTTGCCCGCATCCGCTTCGGAGGTGCCCGCAGGCGTATCCCCGACTGGCATGGGTGGTCTCTCTTTCAGGGGATGTCTTAGATCAGCTGCGCCATTTCGCGCTCGAGCATGATCTTCGCGTAGTCCCCGGCATTCTGAAGCCCCGCCAATGTCGCGAGAAACTCCAGCATTCCTTGCAACGTGGCGTGCGCTTGTTCGCGGTCGGCGACCGTCGAGGCGCGCGCCCACCGATCCACCAGGAGGGCCCGAGTGCCGGCCACTGCTTCCTGGATTGTCGGATCCTGCAGGAAAGACGCAATGACTTGCGCCTTTCGAATATCATCCATGCTTAGTCCGCCTTGGGCTTTGCCCGGGCCAGCACATTCGCCTTGTGGACGTCCACCATCGCCTTCACATGCGTGCCGTGCTGGGTGTCCTGCGACTGCGTTTCGATCTGATGGAGCCGCAGCGCCGCATCCGTTTCCTGCTCGTTGGCATCGGACAGCGCCTTCAGCGCCTGCTCCCGACCCACAATCGCAGCGTCAACCTCGAGTTCGCTGATCTTGGCGCTATACTTGAGCTTCAGTTCCTCCACGCCCAGGATCGTCTTCTGTCGCAACTCTTCCATCTTGTACTGCTGGTCGAACTGGAACTGCTGCTGCTTGAGCTGCAGTTCACCCATCTTGATCTGAATCTCGGCCTGCGCCATCGCCATCTTCGGATCCGGCGGGGGCGCCTGCTGCGCCTGCTGCTGCGCCTGCTGGGCAATCTGCTGGGCCTGTTGCGGCGTCACCTTGGTGAAGAACTGATCCACCATTGGGTGGCCGCCGAGGGTCGTCAGCGCCGCGATCGTGTTGTAATACTGCGCCAACGTGACCACCGGGTTGTTCGGGCCTAGCGTGGTCAGGATCTTCTCCTGCTGCATCAAGACTTCCTTCAGGACCGCGATCTTCTGCTCTTTCGAGCCCCCGCCCAGCTCGAGTTTGATCTTGACCTCAAACTGCCCGTCCCACGCCCGCGGATCAACCGTCACGAAATGGCCGTTAAGCCGCACCACACTCTCGTAGTCCTGGTGCTGCTTGCACAGTTGGTACAGGCCCCAGAACAGTGGCCGGCAAATCTGCTCGAGGAAGAGACGCGCCACCAGTTCAGTACGCGCCTGGGCCCCAGATAGGGTCGCGGCGACGGCGGACTTCTCCGTCGACTGCAGCGCGTCCGCGTCCAGCCCCTGCGACGCCTGATTCTGGGCCGTCCGTTCGGCGCGGACATCCCGCATGTGCTGAATGAGCGGGAAGGATTCCTTGCCCACGTAGTTATGGGCGAATTCCATCAGCGCCACTCGCGGGTCGCCCACGGTCCGCATTCCAGCGCCCACTTCGGTGTTCAGGATGTCGTGAGGATTCACCCGGGTGGGGTCATATGCCACGCGGGGATGCAGCGAAAGGCCAAGCGAGTCCAGGTTCCCCCGGAGCAGCGCCGTTTCCACTCGCTGGAGGTCCATCGTCAGGTCCGCCCAGCTCTGACCCTCCACCGTATGCGGCTCCGGATCCGGGCACCAGCCCGCGATCGGAATCCCATTCAGGGGTTCGCCCCACAGTTTCTCTTTTTCCCGACCGGGCGGCTTGAGCAACTCGTACTGCCCGACCAGGTGATACCGGCGCAGTTCCGCCCGATGATCGCCGTCTTCGTCCAGTCCGATCACATACGACTCGTAGTATGGGACCTTCCAGCTGGACTTGTCTTCCGAGGAGACGTCCTGGTTCTGGAGCGTCGTCGCTGACGGATTCCG